ATCATGTTCCCGCTTTACCCATGCCCAACCACGTCTGGGTTAGAGGTCTCGGCTCATTTGATTGATCTCCGTCTGCGCGTGTTATATGCAGTAATTATATTCATAGAAATCATGCATATAACGTAATCGTCCAATATAATATCTAGTCATTTAGTGCGCAGCAATTGTATAAACTCGGCTTCAGACACTTTATCAGTATCAACTGATATCCGGGCAGCGTCTATTTTACCTCTGCTATCCTGCTTAGCATTCTTTTTCTTTCCTTTCCCACCTGATGATACATATGTAGGAGTGTTGTCAATAACAAAATTCACGTCACTAGTTAAATCGTTAGTGACCGAAATGCCTTCTTTTTCAAGATTAACAAGATTGTATTTATCTGATGGAAATCCATTCAGAAATTTAATTACAATCTTTTCTTTAGATTTTGCTGATGATGTGTCGATGGATTTCTTCGACAAATCATTCATAATATCTTTCAGTATGATGTGGTGCAGCTCCTGAATAGTAGGAGCTACAACAGTTGTTTTATCCCTAATCTCTTTCCAGTTCATACGAACTAAATCTAAACGATTTTTCAAAGATGGATTTTCATCTATATGCTTTTCCAAATTAGATTCTGAATCTAGTGCATAAACCCCTATAATGGAAATTCCATTTGGGTTTAAATTATCAGGATGATGACCAAGTATCACCTTGTTTCCATAGTAACCTTGCCTTAAGTATTTTCTAACCAACTGGTTGAACATATTATTATATTCTTCCCAGTTATTTGACTCTTTAGCAGTGATTCTCATTTTATCGAGTAGTGAGTGCTCCTCTTTGTTGAAAACCCCATCTATTTCAATAAATAACTCTGGATGTCTTTCTTCCAGAGTAGTCTTGCCATGCCCAACAGGTAGAACTAATCCTCTAGCCCTGATTGAGTCGGACACCCACGCTGATGGCTTGACTCTTGCGGACTCATCGGACGATAAATCAAATATTTCTTCAAATGTTGAATTTAACATTATGCGTGTAGCATCAGATACTGATGCGGTTTGCGCTAAATTTACATGGTGCCGGAAGTATTTGATAGCTACTTGAACTAAATTTCGATCAAGTGAATCACATTTAACCATCACGTCACCAAGACTCATTGCTCTTATTGCACAAGCATTAACCAATGGCGTTTTGCTCGTCATTTCGGTATTCACCGCGACCACATTAGAGAGGTCGATTTTTGCATTCGTTTCGACATCAACTAGTGATCCAGATGATGACACAATCTGTTTATTTGAAAACCCAGATGGTGGGCCAACCACTAATATAAGCAACTGAGTAGCTTTGCCATATGTAGACATTACATTATGAGCAAAAGCCCCAGCGATAAATCCCACATTGAAAAGCTGCCCTAACGCAGGCATGATAGATTCAAATGTTGTCTTTGGAGCCATATTTGACGGACTACCGCAGATATCGTTTAAAGACATAAGTCTGTTATCTCTTATAAATTTTTCATCTTTAAAATCGAGAATGATTGTGTCAGTGGGAGTGACTCTTCTCAATTCAATTTTCCTACTTCCCAACTTCCCGGTAATATCTTTTCCTTCTATTATGCTCTTACCAGTCAGAGCATTGTAAAATTCTTTGGTATTATCATTAAGCATCCGGGTCAGAACGGTGGAATCAGTCAGAAGACCTACACACACAATAGCCACAGACATGCTGACAAGCGGAAAATACC